TGTTGTGAGAGCAACTGTACGTTGCTACTAAACTGCTGAACAAAAGCAGTAGTTACCTGCGTAGACATAACGTCCTCCTATTGCAGTACCAAAACAATATTTCGTCTCGCTACCCTGCAATGCAGGACGATTATTCAGTTATCAAAAATTGCGGGGGCTTTTGCTTGTCCCGACTATTCTGCCTTGCTGGTGCTTTTGCTTTGGGCCTTTGAGGTTGTTCCAAAGGTTTCAAGCACCACTCAAGACACTCTTGGGCATACTCCGTTGGATTACGGATCTGCGCCATTGTTGCGTGAGGAAGTATAACTTCCAATACGCGCAACTTAAACTCTCGATCATCCATTCATCATTTCTCTGAACTTCAATGCTTCATTGATGTACCAGTGATGCTCTGGATGTCTCTGATCCCAATAAGGTGATCCTTGAGCAGTCAACTCTGACAGCTTATCACGGGCTTGGTCAGGAGTCATACCCCCTGTTGTTTTAACGCCCTCAAGCGTATCTTCACCCAATCTTTCCTGCATAAATGTGCCGATGCTAGCCATCAACCGAATGACTTCAGGATTATCACCAAGCATTGTGCCGTCGGACAATTCCATCTCTAAAATCTCTGGATTACCAAACTGCTCAACAACACCATTGCCTAGCGCTAGTTTGTCGTCAAAGGCTTGCCCAAACTCTTTACGCAACTCCGTTTCTACGTTCTGAACATAGTTGTTGTACTCAGTTTCCTGCATCTGAGCGCCATCAGCAGTTAGAGAGTTCCACTGATCAGCAAGCGCCTGTGCTTGCATTGGTGTAAGCCCTGCTTGGTGTGCAGCGCCCTGGAACCAGCTTGCCATTTCCTCATCCATACCTACGCCTTCAGGCAGATTATGGTTAATCTGATAACCATCAGGGCTATCAGGAGCGCCAAGCTTCGTATAAACCTCGCGCCAATCATCTGGTGTTGCAGACTTACCAGGTATTGCTACCTTGTCTGCGCCAATCATTGATTGAGCATGCACATAGCTTTTAGCCAGCGCACCTACGTCATTAATATGCTCTAGTGAACGATGACCGCGCACTTCTTCTGGAATAGCGTCACGCCAATCGCCAGACTGAGCTACCTCTTGTACAGTTTCTTGTACATCTGAGACTTCAGCTACCTGTTCTTCACTCATTTGTTTGTTCCTCTAGGAGATGATCCCGATCTAGCAGCATGGATTGAATAAACAACACGACTGTGCGCTGCCCTTCACAGTAGGCTGTATCCGTTGGTTCTGTTGAGAATACGGTCCCATGAATATGGAATCGTCTTTGAAGATCATCAAGGACAATTTTGCCATCGTCCGTATCAAATAGGTGCTTGTATGCGTTACGCAAATCATCAGGAGTCATTCAGCCTCCACGACTATCCGTTTGAATCATCCCATTTCAAAGTAATCGTGCCGGACATCTTGTTCTGCTGATTGTCTTCAGCGCGATCTCTTATACCTAATGGGGCTAATTGTCGCACATACTTATCTTTTTGGTCTACTTCGAGCCTTCTGCGTTGAACTTCAGCCATTGCTAGCTTTGGTTCAGTCGGCAAAGGTGCTTCGATAATGTCTATAATCTGATCTCGCAGGATCTCAGCCTGGATAGCTCGCGCTTTCCGGTACTGCGTATGCGCGTCATCGTCTTCCTGGACATGGCGCGTTACTGTTCGCCAGCTTGGAAGGTCAGATGCTTCGCAAATTTTTGTTAATGATGCGCCATCCATCAGCTCTTCGCAGATACGGGTCATCTGATCTTTAGTGACTCTAGGTCTTTTAGCCATCACATCTGTCCTACTGCTTTAACCATTGGGGCTGCAGCACCTGCGGCTTCGGCTGCCATCTGAGCTTCTTGCATTTCTTGCATTTGCTGCTGTTGTTCTGCGCGTTGAGCGCGAATCTCTTCAACTTGGCCTTCCCCGCGTATTGTTGTCGCAGGAACAGATAGAGTTTTGAGCAGGTATTTCGCCATGCCATCGACATCAATGTAGTCAATAGCGCTCTGGTCAATCTGAGATAGCGGTCCGAACAGCTCAAGCATCCGCAATGCATTCTGGATATCGCCCTGCTTCTGCGCCTTAGCCAGTGGAGAAACGTATTCAATTTCAATATTTGAGTCCTGCATAAACTCAGGGGCTGGCTGGAAAGCCTTTTGACGCACCATCAGGCTATAAACTCGATTGATAAGTGGTTGCAAAAGTTCCGCTTGGAGTCGTCCCAGCACCGGACCGAGTAGCCGCATTTTTTCTTCGGTGCGCTGCATCACCTCTGTTGCAGTCATCTGTGGGCCTTGAGACAGGATTAGCTGGTCAACATAGAACGCAGACTGGATTGCTTGTCTACGCTGCTCTTCCATATTCAAGCCCAGCGGATTGTTTGCTCCGATATTTAACGGCTCGATACGGTCACGCGTACCACTGCGATAGAAGTTAAGACCACCAGGTACTGTCCTGATTGGTAGTAAGAATCCGTCGTCAGGAACCAACAATGGTGGATCAACCTGCTTCTGTGCCGCACGAATGGTCACCTCGCTCATCTTATTGAGCATTTTGATATCAGGAAGCGCAGTCATTGCAGGAGATCGACCGTAGCCAATCTCAAATGATGCCTTCAAGAAACGCGGTGCAACATATGGAAACTCATCAAAGCCTGATTCTGACAAGACAGTCTTAGACTTTGGATCAATGTAAACAGATGCAAATGGTTTGTTCTTGGTATCAACCTTGATTGGATCACGCGCATCACGCGGGTATACCGCATGGATCAAGCGAATCTTCTCGTAAGGATTGGCTTCTGCTTTCTTAATAATTGAGCTATCTACCTGGTCACCAAAGCGATTAATTACAGCGCGGGCTGGCATATGAAACTCGCGGAACACTGTATCAACTCGTCCGTTGTCGTCTTCTGTTAGGAATAACTCACGACAGTGGCGGGTCTGGAATCGGATTTGGTTGTCTGGGTCTTGCTCGATAAACATCACAGCCGTACCAAAACAAATTAGATCGTGATACAGCTCATGGATTTGCTCTTGGAAGTTGGACCGCGCAAATGCCAGGTACATGTCGTCTTCGACAGACTCCAGCCATTCTTTCGCCGCATCATCCATATCCAGGTCACGGTTCTGGTATCTCAGTGAGAACCAGCGTGTTGATGCATTGGTCAGCATTCCATGCAATGAGGCCGACAAAAGTTCTGCCGCATGAATCGCAGTGCCATCAAAAACCAGTTCAGTGCGCTTGTCGCCATCTGTTCTGCGTTTTGTAATGTCTGCCTTTCGGGGTACGACGTAATCAGCAATCTCCTGCCAATGCGACTCCCACTGTTGACGTTGTTCAAACAGCGAATTGAATCGCTTCATTAAGAGACTTGCTAATTGGTCAGCCATCGTTATTCACCTAATAGTGTTTTGCGTGCTGTACGCGCTGTGCCTGTTACGCCACGCGCTGAAGTTTGGATGCCACGCGCTCTACGTCTGCGAGTTTGGTTGCTGTCGGCTGCCATCTCTGATCCGCCATACGCAACAGAAGCTTTCGGGGTGACTGATGGAGATGATGTGACCGATTCAGCTGCAGCTTGAGCAGGTGCCTTTGGCTTAACGGCAGCCTTTGACTTAACGACAGCAAGTTCTTCTCCACCCATTTGACTAAATGATTTTGGCATAATCCCTGCTGCTTGCGCTACCTGAGTAACAGGCTTTGCAACTGTTTTCACCGCGCGCCTTACAATTCTCGATGCTCCACCCATTATTACCTCCAAATGTGTGGTAGTTTCAAATCGACAAACTCAGAATTTTGTTTGCCGCCAACACGGAGTAACAAATCCTGATGCCAGTTCTCTGCGCGTACAATATCACATCCCAGTGAATACATTGCACCAAAGAATGAATTTACCACCGATCTGCGGAAAAACCGACCCTTATAGCCATCAAAGACCATTAGGTGAATAGCCCAAACACTTTCATTTTCAGCCATCCGGTAAAACCAGACATACCCTGCAATGTCATCACCATCCATACCCTCAAACACAATGGCGTAGTCGATGATCTTTTCATGCTCTTCAGCGTAGGGGTAATCTGTTTCAAACATCGCACCCACTAAACGCTGTCTTGATTCTTCCTGGTCAGCTAGAAGAGGACGTATCACGAGTACCGCCCATCAGTGAGCGCTTATAAACGCGCTCATCATCTTCCGCAGTAAGTCCACGCGGGCCAGTAACAATCGTTCTTGCACGACCAACGCGCTTTGGATCACGCATTTCAGCCTCAAGCTTTTTCACTTCAGCAGGTTTAACAGCCTTTACAGGCGCTGCTGGTGGAGCAGGGGGTGGCGGTGGTGGAGCTGGTACGCTCGGTTTTAAGAATCCCATTACAAACTTACTCCCAGTGGGTTGTAGCCATTGTCAGCAATTGCTTGTGGTGGTCTGTCGTAATCCATTCGAGATTCTCGCAAACCAACCGCAAGGTATCTAAAAGCATCCGCAGCATGCGATGACCAGTCATGCACTGGTGTCGTCCTAAAGCTACGCGCCTTCTCGTTGTATTTTCTATGATACTGCCGTAAACACTCAAGTCCATGCTTTGTGGCATCTCGATCAAACCAGCACCTTGGTATCAACATCTGCGCTGCATGAATGCCATCCTCTAACGGCAACTTCGGAACAACCCGAAAGTTAATGCCTAAGTCGTATGCGACCTCTCGTCGACTCTTTCCCGATCCAAGTTCTCTAACCTCGATATCATGGGGTGCGTTATGTGTGCCATAGAAGTAACCCTTCTGCGAAAGCACCTGTGCGTAATGTGGCAAACCTTCATTCCGATTCTCATAGAAGTCGATCACATGCACTGCCCTACCAACACTCTGAGTAAACCAGATAGCCGTTGAGTCACCTACACCCAAATCCCACCAGGTATCTACCTTGGTACTTGGATCATAGGGAACATCATGGATGCGCCCCTTCTCGTGGAGCGCCTGAAGCTCTTTCCCAAAAATCGCGCCCGCTACATTCGCAACCCAGGAACACTCAAACTCCTGATCGAATTGGTCAGCAGACATCATAGCTTTTGCCGCATCTAATTCTTCTTCGTCGAGAATGCCTGTTTCGGATGCTCTGTATAT